CGCCGCGCAGGCGGCACAGTCGGCCACGGACGCCCGCACGGCGAAGGCAGGCGCAGAGTCGGCGGCCAGCAATGCGGCAGAGTCTGAGGCGGCGGCAAAGACTGCGGAGACGAACGCGAAGAAAAGCGAGGCATCCGTCGCGGCAGACAGCGCAGCGGCGACAAAAGCGGCTGGAGATGCGGCAAACGCACAGACGGCTGCGGAAGCGGCCAGAGATGAGGCGGTCGGCAGCAAGACGGCGGCAGCTGCATCCGCTGCAAGCGCAGGCCAGGACAGGCAGGCAGCGCAGGCAGCCAAGGCTGCAGCAGAGACTGCGAAGACGGACGCCCAGGCAGCGGCTGCGGACGCGCAGGAAAGCGCGGAGCTTGCGCAGAGCAGCGCACAGGGCGTGGAGGCAAACGCAAAAGCAGCTGAGAGCTGGGCCGTGGGCGGAACAGGAACACGCGAGGGAGAGAACACCAACAACGCGAAGTATTGGTGCGACAGTGCGCAGGCCATCGCGGGCGGCGGCGTGACGAGCTTCAACGGACGAGGCGGCGCAGTTGTTCCGAAGGCAGGAGACTATACCGCAGAGATGGTAGGCGCAGACGCAGCGGGAACCGCCGAGACCAAGGCGGGCGCCGTGCAGGGAAACCTGGACGACCACGAGGCTGATACCACGAAGCACGTCACGGCGGCGGAGCGGACGGCCTGGAACGCAAAGAGCGGGAAGGCTGTTTCCTTCACGGTGACGCTGGCGGCTGCCAACTGGAGCAGCAAAGCGCAGACGGTGAGCAACGCGAACTTCCTGACGGGCGCGTATGCGTATGTGGTGGCGCCTGCACCGGCCAGCTTCGGCGCGTACAGCGAGGCGATCATCTACGCGGACAATGTGACGCAGGCAGGCAAGATGACCTTCCACTGCAGCCAGACGCCGACGGCGGCATTGACGGTGAACATCACGAGAATTGAGGTGGGAACATGAACGGATTAGTCTTCAACATGGTAGGCGGCGGAGGCGGCGGGGTGAAGCTGGTGTCGATCGCCATTACAACGCCGCCAGCAAAAACGACCTACGTCTCCGGTGAAACCTTCAGCCCGGCAGGGATGATCGTCACGGCGACATATTCCAACGGCGCCACGCTCAAGGCAACCGGATACAGCTTCAGCCCGGACACGGCGCTGACGGACGGCACGACGAGCGTCACCATCGAGTACACGGAAGGCGGCGTGACGAAGACGGCGGAGCAGGCCATCACGGTGGTGCACCGGCTGACGAAGATCGAGATCACGGCGCAGCCGACGAAGAAGGTCTATGAGTACGGCGACAGCTTCCAGAGCGCGGGCATGGTGGTAAAGGCCACCTACTCCGACGGCGCCACGGCCAACGTGACTGGCTACAGCTGCAGCCCGACGCTGCTGAGCACGGTCGGTACGCAGACGATCACGGTGAGCTACAC